TCAAACCAGTACCAATGTCACCTGGCCGGCAGATGTGGTGGCCAGCCGCTGCAGCACGGATCTGGGGGCACCGTTGTATATGATCACGGTATCACCCGGTTCCACATCTATTAAGCATGAAGCCCAGACAGTCGTTTCCCCCTGCACTCTCACCTTTGCCCGGGTGCCGTTGTTATCCACGGCCAGCACAGTGCCGGTGACCAGGTTTTCCGGCCGGTGTTTTATAAGCTGGTCAAAGACGTTCATCGGGTTAACTCCTGATATTCAATTACCTCGACGGTATTGGTCAGTGACGCCTCGCCGTCATCAGTAACATGGCCCTCGATGATAATGTGATCAATCTGCCCCAGGGCGTCTATTCCCCGGCTGGTGCTGGTAATCTGCGCAATCTGACCTATATCGGCATCCGGCAGATGTACGCCCAGTTCAGCCACCCGGATGATGCTGGCATGAGTATGGGCGTTGATTTCGGCCGTGGCCCGGCGGGCAATCAAATCCTGGGACCGGTAAATGGCCGCGCTGATCTCCGGCAGTTCCACAAATTCCCGGACCTTGTAAGTTTTTGCCGTGTTTCCTGCCTGCCCGGACACTTGTAAATGCCAAGCGTATTCAGCCTGAAATTCAGATACCGGGTAGGCCACCCCTTCGTCATTTGTCAGTGTAATGTCCAGTGATGACCCGTAACCAGTGGTTGACCCGGACGCCTGCCGGTTGGTTTGTGCTGAAGCATCGGCGGCTGACAAATACAGTTCTGCCATGATCCCGGTGCCGTTGTCAGTCAGCCGGACAAACCAGTCCCGGTTCGGTGATATGTTCCAGTTGATTATTCCAAGCATTTATATTACCTCGCTGATGACTGACCGGACCCGCTGCGCCACCACGGACCGGTATTGCGGTGCTCGTTTTACGGCAGCCAGCACGGTTGATACGTCATTGATCGTTGTGCCGTCTGTGGCGGACAAAGACAGGCCCAGGTCCCTGAACACCAGCGGGGTGACGGCGGCCAGCACGGTTGACAGATCTTTTCCGGCCCACGCCAGGGCTTTGAGTTGTGCGGGCAAATCTACCCGGCCAAGGCCCATCGCCTGCAATGCGGTGGGCAGATCCTTATAGCCGGTGGCAAACATTTTAAGCATTGTGGCAATATCCTGCCGGTCCTGATAGTAGGCGGCCAATTCTGCGGGTAAATCTTCGATTGATTGGCCGTAAACTTTTAAAAACGCTTCCAGATCTTGGAATGCAATTCCATCTGTGACGGATAAGAGTATTTTAAGGTCGTAGCGGGCCTGGTAATAAGCGGACAGGTCTAAGGAAATATCTTCAAAAACTTCTACCTGTGCCGGTGTCGTGGTGACAAACAGCAGGCTATCGTTCCGTGCATTGTGTGCGGCCTTAATATAAGCAGTTGATCTCACAACACCTGAAGCTCTTACTTCTGCGATTTGAGCATCCGGTTTCCTACCTGAATACCCGTCCCCGATCCTGTACACGCCAGATAGCGCCCACCCAAGGTTTGAATAAGCAGTTGTGCTTGCCAAAGTATTATTATAAATGACTTCGGATACGCCATCATACGTAGCGACAATATCTACATACGAATCAGCGACCAGGCTTCCATCTTTAATTCTAACATCGCTGCCACGCACTGGGCACCAAGCCAGGCCTGCATTGACTATACCTGCCCCATTACAGACAATATAGCCGTCACCTGATTGTCCAGTCGTTGCCGGTTTTGCTGTTACTTCAAATGTCCAATTGCCCCCGACAGTAACCGTTGGCAACTGGATATAGTCATCAGACCCATCGAAATCTATTGCCCTTCCAATTAAACCATCAACCAAATCACCTGATGTCATGCTACCATTCGGAGTACCGTGTTTGGCATTTACTGTTGAATCAATAATACAACCAGCACCCCCTGAAGGGTCTTGGGACATACCGTACCTGGCTAAAAAATCACTATCCCAAACCTCTGTCCGATTTCCAGGCGTACCTACATAAGTTGTATTGTCTGCGACAGAAGTATCAAAATATAAATAAATTTCGGTATCGCTCCCACTGGAAATAACCCAAGTGTCACGAGATACCCACAATAAAGCTTTTTCACTTACAGTGTCCCACTGCTCTATTTCGACATATAGTTGCGTCTCCCCATCTGCCATTGTGATAGCAATTTTGAGGTAGTTGGCACCAACCGCATCAAAAATATCTGTTACATCTGCATCAGTCAGGCCCACAGCAGCGCCCAGTGCGATCGGTAGTGGGAAATGAGACAGATCAGAATCTATTTTGCTACTGTCAATAATGATTTTTTTATACTGTCCGTAATCGGTAAGCATAATTTCTTTTACCTTTTTGCTATACTTGTCGCTGCATTTTGGTATAGGCCAGGCTTCCAACCTCTTGTCGGGCCATCGCCCCACTCCCGGCCCCAGGGCTTGCGATCACGGGTAACAACTCCGCCGCCGATACGCCAGATATCCACCACGGTACCGTTTTTCCCGGCCAGATAAAACGCCTCAACCCTTACCGGGCCTCTCCCCAATGGCTCTGAGCATTCCACAAAGAAATTGTATTGCTCATATCCTTGCAGATGGATGACATGGCCGGTGGGCAGTTTAAAATCAATGTGCTCAATCTCATTGCTGAAAGCCTCATCGCCCCACCCCGGTTTTTCCCGCACATCCCCGGTGACGTATTCCTTCGGGCCGGTCTTTACGACAAATCGTATTTTTAAGGTCCACGGCTTCATGAATACAGGTACCTCAAGGATAAGACCGGGCTGTCTTCTGCCGGGGAGAAGGTGGACGGAATCACCTGTTTGATATTGAAATACAGGTTTTTAGCTACAGCTAAAGCGGCAGTATCCAACTCTATTCTGTTGGTTGTTTTTGCCAGAGCAGTTCCTGCCCAAGTAGCAGATCCGGGGGCGGCATTCGTAGTTGCTATAGCTTTCAAAGTAGAATTCGCAGGAGTTTCAGTATCGACACCGTTCCCACCCAAAAATTTACTGTAAGCAGTGGTGTGGTTGGCATCATCCCAGGCTTCCAGATAAGGAATCCCTGCGGTCGGCCCGTCAAAATAAACAGCAAACACATACCGGGTAGCACCGCCATTTTGACCGCCAGCGGTGGTTCCGGCCAACAGGATCTGCTCAAGGATGCCGGCAGATGCATCGCTGATAAAAGTTTTCGGCACTTCCAGATCCCCGGAATCGGGAATGATTGCTGGATAAACAACCGCTGCCGGATCATCGCCGTCTGTCTGCTGAGAATCCAGAAAATAGATTTTGTCATTGACAAGATCCAGCACCAGCCAGTCTGATGAAGCATCTCCTACCCCGCCGGTGGCGTTCCCAGTATTTGCACCATCGTTTGACGTGACGTTTGCCAGCCAGGTGACATTTGGTTTTGCCATTGTTTTTCTCCTTGTCTATATATAAAATACAAAATTACAATCACCACAGATATATTGAGACTTAATTCCCGCTCTTCCTTTTGCACACTTTGAACAAATAGATTGCCTAAACGCTTTTTGTTTACAAGAAGGACATACAAAGGGTTTTATTGTTTTGTTTCCTTTATCAGAAAGTTTCCGAAAGGAAGTTTTTCCGGAAGTAGTTGCCCCATTACAATCGGCCCCGTCTTTTTTTACCTGCTCTTTTTTTTCTTCAATTAAATCGTCTATTAATAAAAGAAAAAAATCATCTGGAATGTTCTCTTTTTTCAAAACCTTAACAACTTGCGAAGCCTCCAATAATTGCTCTATTGTATAAGCCGATAATTTATTTAATATTTGTTTCTGCTTCATCAATACCTCACATCAAGGACAAGCCCATTCAAAATAATAATAACCTGCCATATAACAACTTGCATTACATGGCCAAACATCAGGCACACCGCCTGATGGTCTTTGTGGAGATCCAGAAGACCCGCTCCACTGAAATGAACCTTCATCTATTTTGGAAATATGTGGAAATGGGCCTTTTTCACTCCAACGTTGGTAACCTTTAGTAATTACCCACTCACAAGGACTTGATCCGCAGTACAAACTATTCTGCCATGTCCATGTATGCCACTCACTACCTATTTCAACCCATTGACCGCTTGTCATGCGCACGCCGATCTCACAGGTACCGCCGCAAGTCTCGTCCTTTACCGTGATCACCGCGCTGCCGCAGGCATCCGGATCATTTACGTTTAATACATTTTCCCGGCCGGTTGTCTGGTCAACCTCAAGCGAACCTGAAACGCCTGAAAGCGTCCAGGTGAAAGGCCCGACGCCGCCGGTAAAAGAAATCGTTTTTGAACCAGGTGGATCTAATACACCACCATCATTCGCCACCATCGGCTCTACATCACCACATTCATCACACTGGGCCATACATTGATCCAGGGCATTCTGTTTCAGTTCGGCTGTTTTTTCATTATACTCAGGGCTGCCAGATTCATAGCCATAATCATCTTCAACAATCTGGCTGATAGATCGGTATGATGATTCATCATAATCTTGGGTCGTCCCGTAAAGATCGATTTCATTCTGGCAAAGCTCCTCACAAGAGCAACCACGGGCGATTTCATCTGAAAAGCGTTCTGCCGGTTCCAGATCCGGGTTTAATGACAGATTTTTCGGCAGGCAAACCGGCAGACCACCGGAAGCGCACTGGTCAGACGAATGGCAGCCAATGTTTCCATCGTTGCCGTAGCAGCATTCTTCCCCGCTGCCGCAAATAACCGTATTGCCTTCATCATCCCGACAATACCCGGACTCAGGGATGGTATAGCCATCGCCTGTTGACCCGCCCCCTGTGCCGCCTATGCCGCCATAGTCGGTGTCTGAGTTGTCACCATATGGATCAGTCGGGTCTTCAATATAAACCGTGTCTGTGTCCATCACCGGGGCTTCGCGGTTTGAGTTCATCCAGGCTTTGAACTCGGCTGTTCCGGCATTACCCCCTGCATCAAAGCGGGCCATAGCCGCACCAACGGCGGTATATGTCACGACCAAGGCTGTGCCGGAATCCCGTGGGACCGACAAGTCAACAGTTTTATCAGAAAACGATCCGCCGTAAAGATTCAACCCGGTGGGAATACCATTTTCATCTGCCTGCCAAACGCCGTCCACTGAAGCTATGTATCTGTTTACGTCCGCCTGCGTAATCCCGGCCACTTCGTTTTTGGCTGCGGACCTTTCATGATTGATTTTGACTTTACCTAATCTGGCCCGGCCCCAGGTCAATGATCCCAGGGCGGTTTCGTTGGTATGAGACAGAAACACCATCCGACCGTCCGTGATCGGACCGGACTCTTCAGCATAAAGAATCAGGATTGCAGATTCATTAATTTTGATCCGTGACGGGGCTGCCTCAAGGTCGATCGACGGTGGGCATTTGCAGGCATTGCCAATATAGATTTCCCCGGAATCAGCGGCGCCTTTAACTGAGGCGGTGATTTTGACATCTTCAGATTGCGACCCGGCCTCCAACTTATTGACAGCCACCCCTTTGGAAAAATATTCTACGATTACCAATTGATCACAATACTGTAACCGATCCGAAAGCTGGATGGTATTGCCGTCTACCTCATACCCGGATGCGGTCAGATTGTTGCTGCGGGTTTTGTCCGCGTAAGACCACACGCCCCGCACTGTTGACGGCGGAAACTGCACACTGATTTCAAAATAATTGCTCGCCCGGACCTCTTCAGCAGGCATCAACCGGGTGGCGGTGTTGTTCCTAACAGATGAAAGACTTGCCGATTGTGCATCCGATGTCCAATCCACCGGGGTATTCTGCACCGGCTCCCCGTCGGCATCTGTCAGGCGGGCATAGATCCGGCGGGAACTTTCACCATCGGCAGGCATACAAGGCTCTGGTACGGTCACGGCCACCCGAAACCCGGACAAATCTCCTGCCGGGGTAATACGCACCCGGTTGCCAAATGAAGGCCATACCGGGTTTTCCGATATGCGTTCAATCTGATCTTCGGCAATGGTCAGATCCGAACCCGTTGGTGCATAATCAATCTGCACAATCCGCACGGCACCGGCCCGGTTGGTGGTAATATAAGCCCCGGCATACTCGGCCAGCTCGGACAGGATGGTGATCGGATAGGCGTTTTCTCTGGCATAGGTGTAGGCATATACCGGGAAATCGGCAATATCGCTGTCAGCCAGATCCCAGGTCAAGCCCGCCCCGGTGATCAGGTCGGCGGCCAGGGCAAAGAAAGTGGTGTCTGATTCAACCGACACGGATTTCTTTGATGCAAACGGTTCGCCCAGGGCAGCGGTTTCAGATCTGCACCACACACCCCTGGCAACGGACGAATCCAGTTCATGGTCCATTGCCGGGCGCTCAATGAAAAACTTGCCCTGGGATTTCCAAACATCTGCAACGCGGGTTAAAATTTCCACGGAAGGGGCCGATGGTATCCGGGTCAGTGGCAGGGCTGCATAAAAGGTCGGATCTGTAATTTCCAGCACCATTTCTCGGCAGTAGTTTTCCCGGGAGGCCGTGACAGTGAACCGGGCAATCTTGTCTGTGATGTCCGTGACAACGGCAGTGGCCGGGTCAGTATATTGGATTTTGAAGCCGTATGGCATCACACCTCCTTGTCCATGACCACCAGGTTGATTTCATAGGAATAGATCAGTTTTGCGTGCTGTGCCCAGAAAATGTTCTTGAACGCCAAAAACCCGTTGGGCCTTGAGAATTGGACTTTCCACACGGAAAACCCGTCCGTGAAATAATACTGAGTACCGGCGGATTCATGCAGGGCCTGGATGGCGGCCACGGTGGCGGCTTCCAGAGCATCGGGCTCCGAGATCCGGATCCGGCCGTCCGTGACATAGGTCCCGAAGTCCTGGACCTGGACCCCGCCCAGGGTGGGATGCACACTGCCCCGCACCCGGTTGCCGCCGGGTTCTTCGTATTCCCCGAAAATCGGCGGCTGGTCAAACACCACCAGGGTGGCCGGTGCCGGATCCGCGCTCTGTGGGTCCACGGTCGGTTCAATGTCTATGGAATAGAATGCAAAATCAGCCACGGGCAAGCCCCATTTTTTTAAGTTCAGAATCAAATTCCCGGATCTGCTGCCGGGTGACACCGCGCCGGCCCATAACCTGCAGCGGCAGCTCCACGCCGCCGGCCTGGAACCGGATGGTCATGACCTCGCCGCCGGACGGGACCATGCCGCCCTGGGCAAATTTCAGGGGTCCGGGCACCTGGGGCATCCGGGGCATTTTGGGCAGGCGCATGGAGTTCAGCGCGTCAAACAAAGCGGACCCGTATTTCTTGACCGCCTCTTTTCTGATCACGAACTCGCCCGCCTCCAGCAAGGCCCGGATCCGATCCCCGCCCCCGAATCCCGGCAGACGGCCGCCCCGGTTCATGCCAACCCCGCCGCCAGTGGCCCTGGCTTCTTCCCTCTGGACCCGCTCCGTGACCACCACGGTGATGTGCTTGGTTTCATCTTTGGTCAGGTTGTTGATGGCATTCTGGGCGTCTGCCAGGTTGGACAGCTCAATGGACACCTCCGCTTCCCTGGCCCGGGCCACCCATTCCAGTTTTTCCTCTATCTGGTCGGCAGCGGCTTCCCATTCGGCCTGGGACTTTTCAGCGGATTCTTTTTGTGTCTGGTACAGCTGCTCTACAAACGCTCCCACCTCTTTGATGCCGGCCACGGCAATGCGCTTGGTGTCATCGATGGACTTGACCACCACGTTTTCGCCGTCTTTTTCCTCCCGGACCTCTGTGGCCAGGTCCGCATACAGGGACCGGGATTCATCGGCCAGGCGTTTGGCCAGCTCATAATCTTTTTCCCGCATGGCCTGGCGGGCGGCCGCCATTTTTTCTTCCGCCTGGAGGCGCTTGTCATTCCACTGCTCCTGGTCGGACAGGCCTTTTCGCTCCAGGGCCCGGATCTGATCGGCGGTGGACAGCCGGGCATATTTGATTTTTTCCTCCCATGAGATCACCTCCTGGGCATACTTCTGTGCCTGATCCCGGGCGGATTCATAGGCTTTTTTTGCCTGGCTTTCAAAGTCTTCCAGCTGGTCAGCGGTGGCCTTGATGGCTTCGGCCGGTTCTTTCATGCCATCGCCGGCGGCGGCCCCGGCGTCCTTGAGGCGCGCAAGATCGGTGTTGACTTCGGCCAGGCGATGGTTCAAGGTTTTCAGTTCTTTCTGGGCCGCCTTGGCTTCTTCGGTGGCGTTGCCCAGAAACGTGGTCTCATCCGCCTTGGACATCAGAGACTGCTGCAGGGCCACCCAGTAGGCTTTTGCCCGCTGCAATTCTTTTCTCAGGTCAGATAGTTCTTCCGGTGCCCGGCCGGTGATGTTCTCCGGCAGCCGGATGTCTTTGAATTCATCATACTGCTGCATGACCCGGTCCGTGGACCGGAACAGGTCCTCCTGGGCTTTACGGGCGCTCTCTACCGCCTTTTTGGTGTCATAAGCCACTTTGATGAACTTGCCGATCTGATAGACCCCGTACACTGCCCCGGCCGCAATCCCGGCTTTCAACGCGGCACCGGCCAGGGTGGAAGAAGCGGCAACGGTCAACAGGCTTTTGGATGCGGCGGCGGCCTGAACCACCATTCCCTGGAGGCCGAAAACAATGGACCCAAGCCCGATCTTCCACAACACAAACCCGGCCACGCCCGTGGCCATGGTGGCAATCAGGGTTTTGGTGACGGGATCGGTCTCCTCAATGGCATCCATTAACAACCGAACCCCCTTCAGCGCCGGGAGCAACCCCGTGGCCACCATGCTGCCGATTTTTTTTGTAATCTTTGCTATTTCATTTCCGAACAGTTTGATCTGGTTTTCCGGAGTATCTTTCATTTTGTCGAACGCTTCGGTCATGGACCCGGCGGACACGGTCATGTTTTCCAGGATCTGCCGGAAATCATCCATGTTCTGCGTCAACGACAACACCCCGGTCCTGGCTTCCACATCCGGTATCAAAAACCGCATCTGATCAACGGACAGCCCTTTTTCCCGGATCGCCTCCAGCGTGGGGATCAGGCCCTGCCAGGTGATGCCCAGTTCATCAAATTTTTTCTTGGCTTCCGGGGTCGGGGCCGCCATGGCGTTGATGGCCCCCTTCATGGCGGTGGCCGCCTGGGGGGTCCGGATCCCCGCTTTGGTCAGGGCCGCAATGGCGGCGGCCACTTCGGTGAACTCAACATTGGCGGCCCGGGCCGTGGGCAGCACATTCCCGATCTGCTGCGACAGCTCCGGGAAGGTGGTGACGCCGGATTTCACTGTCTGAAACAAAATATCATAGACCTCATCCAGGTCGCTGATCTCCTTGCCGTAGGCATTTATCACGCCCACCCCGGCCGTGACGGCGGTCTTTGTGTCGGTCACCCCGGCCACGGCCGCCTTGCCGGACAGTTCCAGCACCCTGGCAGATTCTTCCAGGGCCACGCCTGCGGAAATGATATCATATTCAGCGGCCGCCAGTTCCGCAGCGGTCTGGGGGATCCGGGTGGACAGGTCAACGATTTCATCCGACAGGGATTTGAACCGCGTCTCTGACACATCCAAAAGCGTGTTCACCTCGGCCATACGCTGGGCAAACCCGCTGTACCCGGAAAACGACCGTATGGCCGCATACCCGATACCGATCAGGGATGCCATACCGGCCCGGGCGCTGGTGATGGCGGTGGCCCATCCATTAGTTTCAGCCCTGAGTTCGGCAATCCTTGTTTTCATGCCCAGCTTGGCCTCGTACAGCTCGGTCATGCTGAGCTTGCCGGATTGTTTGAGCCGGACATATGCCGCTTCCGTGGCCTTGATTTCGCCCTGGATGTCTTTGAACGGCCGGACGTTGAGCATGCCCATGGCCGCGTTTATTTTGGCGGCCTGGGACATCTCGGCCCGGCTTTTGGCCACGGCCAGGGCCAGTTTTTTCTGCTCCGCGTTCAGATTTTTGGTGTCAACACCGGCCCGGGTCAGGGACCCCCGGAGCTTGTGCAAAGATTGCTGGTTCTGCACAAACTGAGTTTTCAGTCCGGCGGCTTCTTTTTTGGCTGCATTGAACCGGTTGGACAGCGCTTTGGTGGGCTTTTCAGAGTCGGCCATCTCCCGGGCCAGGCGGGCCACTTCCGCCTGGGCGGTTTTCCAGGCCCCCCGGCTGGCTTCGAGATCTTTTTTCAGCTTTTTGAACGCCTCGATCTTGCCTAGGGCAGACAACTGGCTTTCCAGCTTTTTGACTTCTTCCGTGCCCTGGGTGCTGGCCTTTATTTTGATATCAATGTTGCTGCTCATTGGATATTCCCGCCCTCCTGAGACATGGCGTTCACCGCCTCATTCACTGCCGTCCTGAAAAACGACCACCCATAGTCAAACACCCGGTGGTGCCCCAACATGATCAATCGGCAGACAACGGTGTCGAGGTCCGCTCGCGGATGATTTTTTCCCCCATCTTTGACAGACGGGTGATCATGTTGGCAAAAAAAGGGTTGATGTCCTCCACCCCCTTGATGATCTGATCCAGCTCGGACGGAGAGAACATAGAAAGGCCCTCTGCATCCAGTCCGGTGGATGCTTTGACCGCATCAAACGGAATACGGCCGGCAAACATCAGATCAATGACATCCACACTGCCGGATTCTTTGTCTAACTGATCCATCAGGTCCCGGATCTGCGCCACCGTCAGTTCCATGGCAATCACTTCCCGGCCGTCAACCGTCATGGTTTTTTTCCGTATCAACCGTCACCTCCTTTAGAACATCATTTCCTTTTTAAAGTATTCCTGGCCGGATGACTGTGTGGTATCTTTGAGCACCGACCCGGACACCTGGAGCACGGAGGCCCCGTCACCGATCAGGGGGAACTCGCCGGACAGGCTGATCTGGACCTTGTGGAACGTGTACCGGAACCGGGGGCCCTGGTCGTCCTTATCCGTGACAAAGATGATTTTCTTCTCCACCGATCCGGCAGACATGCCGTGAAGATAGTCGATGTCCACGGCTTCGTGATCATAGGACACCACGTCTGTGCCGGTCATATCCCCGGTGGACAGCTGACGCACGTACCCGTAATCCGGATCGATGGTGTAATCGGTGCCCTGGGCGCGCCGCACGTCTCCGGCAGCGGATGTGATACACACATCTTCTTCTGTTTCAATGCCGGTGGGCGTGATATAATTGGTGTCCGCGGTCTCTTCGATCGCCTCGCCCGTCTGAAACGTGCCGGACACATTGACCAGCACCACATGGCCGGTGCCCACAAACGCGACCTTGCCGGTGGCTCCGGATAAAGCGCCGGTTACCTCATCCGCCACCGCCAGGGAGCCGGTGATAGCGCCGGTGATCTTGGTGACAAACACGTTGACCTTGCCCAGATCCACATACAGATCATCGACAAAGGTTTTTTCTTCCTGGAACACGCCGGCGGCCGCCTGGTTGGCTGCCACGATCGCCGATCCCAGCAGCACCATTTGCAGGTTGTTGTTGGACATTTCTCTCAGGCCAAAGGACAGGGAGGCGTTGCGCTCGGTCTCGCGCTCGATGATGGTCCCCCGGGCCGCGTTCCGGGTGGACTGGAGCGTCTCGGTGGACACCTCCACGTTGAAGTTGATACCGTCCAGCTCGCCCAGGTCATCAAAGGACGTGCCGGCCACGGCCCCGGCATATGCCCGGCCGGTGCCGTTGAACCGAATATTTGCGGGGTTGGAAGTCAGATTTGACATGGTGATACTCCTTTTCAGTGATTATACCGGCATTGCCCGCCGGGTGGATTTGAGTTGCGTAATGGGAATTACCGACCCGCTGATGAACAGCGGGAAAAAACTGGCGGATCCGGATTCGGCCCGGGTGGTTACGCTGCCGATACCGGCCCGGTAAATGGCGTTTTCCGCCAGCTCCCGGAGGGTCTCGGCCTGGCAGAACCCGGTCATGGTCTTTGTGTTGCCGGATTCCACGATTTCTTCATTGACCACGCCGACCCCGATTTCCAGTTCCCAGGCCAGATCCCGGTGTGAGTCTCCCCGGACCTGGCTCAGCCCGGTCACGACAATGGCCGGGTAATCGGTGGAAGGATCCGGCGGGTGGCGTTCATCCACATCGATGAACACGGTGTGGGGTTTGCCGAAATGCTCCACGCACCAGGCGGTGACAGCCGTGTCATTTGCCAGGGCGGTCCGGATCTGTTCGATCAGCTGCAGGGACGTGGTCATTATTTTTCTTTTGCCTCCATGTACCGCCGGATGGCGGCCAGAAATTTCTGTTCAATGTTCTTCGGGATGGTGTCTTTTTCCGCCCGGAACACCGGATCGATGACCGGCCTGGCCGGGGTTTCCAAAGTGGTGGTGGTTTTTTTGATGGGGAACCCCAGGGCAAACATCATCTTGCGCATCCGGGGGGTGACCCGGGTCTTTTCGCCTTTGGCGTGCAGCCGGGCCAGGCTGAGCATGCTGTCCGACACGCCGCGGTTCTGAATAAATCCGATGCTGACCGCTTCCAGGTCCTTGTCATAGTTGTACCGCACGGCCCCGGCCAGCCGGGCCAGAGGTTTGGTCCGGGTGGACAGCATGACATCCTTGTACTGACGGACCCGGCGCTTGCTGCCTTTCTCGCCTTTCCACACCATGCGGTAATTTTTGACGGTCCGTTCACGGCCGCCTTTGCCCCGCTTCCGGGACAATACGCCGGTATGAGGGTTCAGGTCATCCCATTTGGCATTGGACGGTCCGCCGGACCGGATGGCGTCGGCGATCAGGTTTTTCAGGCGGAACCCCTCGGATTTCAGGGCCGATGCTGTGGCCCGGTCCGCAAACTGCGGGAACGCCTTGATCAGGGCCTCCATGTTTTCAATGGCCAGCTCGCCCCGTTCGTCCATATAGATCTCAAGCATGGGTCATCTCTCCCAGATATCCGTGACGGTCCACACCTCACCGTCAATGGTGAACGTGTCCCGGTATCCTGGGGCCGGGATCTGGTCTTTTCTGACCTTCACCAGTGCTGTTTCTCTGACCCGTCCCCGGTCAAAGTCCGGCCGCACACCCTTGGCGCACATCAGCCGCCAGACATAGCCGTCACTTTCCTTGCCTTCGTCCATGCGTCCGGTGGCACCGTAATCCACAATGGCCGGCACGGTCACTGCATCACCGCCGGAAGCGGGGGTATATACGACTGACGTTGCAAATTCAGACGTATCGAAAAAAACGTCCAGGTCGAGTTGCATCTGTTCTTTAAACGTGGTCATGACACCTCTTTTTTTTATGGCTTAATACAGCCAGCAAACTTCCTGTGGATTTCTGCCCGCGCTGCCGGCATGTAAAAAAGTGCGCCCTATCCCTATTCGCCGGAACCCCGCTTTCATCAGGGCCTCTAAAATCAAAAACCGGTGCCGGCTGCCAGGCACAAAAATATCTGTCCCCTCCCCGGTAAGGTGGTCGCTGCTAAAAGAACCGCCTTCGTGTTGATTCCATGGACCGCATCGTGATCCGCTGATTATATCGAATTTCACACCTTCCTTATCCACAAACACTCGGGCAGCATACAACCTGTCCATATGCTCCTTGGTCATGTTTTGAAGTCCGCACTTTTGTGTGCAGTTGCATACAAATTCATGGGGCTGGAGATATGGAAAATAATCGGCCCAGTTTATGGAGATGCTGTTTGTCATACCCCCGCCTTGACCAGATTCAGCCGGGCCGATGCCGCGTCATGCACAATCTCCACGACCGCCCGAACCACCACCAGCTGCAGGCCCGGGGCCAGGCCGGAGATCCGGGCCTCGATGTTCGCCCGGATCAGCCCCACCAGGTCCGCCATGGACTGCTGTTCCAGCGGGGTCAAGTTCAGGACCTCGATCTGTTCCACCAGCACCTTTTCCAGATCCTTGACCTGGACGGCCTCCGTTCCGTCCATGACCGCCAGAAGTGCTTTGGTTACCGCATACGCCGGGACAATGGTCTCGGGTTTGACAGACATGGCCGCGCCCACGGCTAGCCGGATGGTGGCAGTTTCCACGGCATCCACCTGGCCGTCCCCTACCCTGGCGGTGGTACCGGCACATCCGGCAGCCATCAGACAGGCCACCAGCATGAACACCAGCATGACCCCTGACCCACGGATGCCCTGCCCGCCGGGTTTATTTTCACCTGTTATTCTGCCGCCGGCCCCGATGACGGCAGCTGCAGCCCCGCCGACAGCACCGGTAACAAGGGCGGATCGATCCAGGTTTCCAGTGACCGCCACTGTGGCCACCCCGGACAGGGCACCACCCAGAATCCCCATCAAAGAGGACAGGATTTTTTCACCAAAGAAATGTTTCAGCCATTTTTCAAGCATTTGCCTTCTCCTTATAAAATGGTTTTTATTCTCAACAGGAAGTCCGGCCGCTATCAGTCACCGGCCCTTTCGTTCAAGATCCGCTCCTTCTGCTCCTGTGGGATATCCATATACACCACCATGGAACGCAGCATCCGGAACACCAGGCTGTTTTTGGCATCCACCGACTCCTGGAACTTTTCCTGCCCGGTCTTCATCTCGTCGATTTTGGCAATGAGCTGATCGCTCATCCGGCAGTCACTGGCGTGTCTGGCCGCACATTCCGGATACGTGACAAAGTTTTTTTCTTTTTTGTCACTGAGAATCCGGATAATAATGCCCGCCACAATGGCACCGACAGACGTGAACAGACCTCCCATCAATGCGACTTCAAGTACGGAAAATTGCATCTGACATCACCTGTTCTTTTTTTTCAGGTTCGATTTCAGGCCCGGATCCGGATCATCTGTATCATTTTCCTGCCGGGTGCCGGGCAGGTCCATGACCGGTTCCCCGGCATTTTTGTCCACCAGCTCATCCACAATTTCCGCGTCAAACTCATAGAGCTTGTCCGGATCCGGCAGATAGTGCCGGCCCTTGACCACTGCGGTCCGGGTGAGCAGTATTTTTTTGGTTGCCATAAATCCCTCTCTTTGCTTTAAAGGCGGCCGGGTGTTCACCCCACCGCCCGGCATTCAACGATCTTCTTCAGGCCGTCCGGACAACAGATCAGTCGATCACCTGAACTTCGATGATCGCTTCCGGCTGCCAGGGCACCGGCAGGGGCCGGGATTCCGCCAGGAGCCAGAGCACGGACGGATCTTTTTCCAGCCAGGCCTTGGAGAAGATCTGGCCCACCACCTGGGCTTCCGCATCCAGATCCAGGATGATGCCGTACTCGATGGAGAACCGGGCCATGGAAGCGATCAGATAGATCTTGTTGGCGGGGATCAGGTTCTGGTCGTCTCCGGCCGCATCCTCATACACGGATCCATATGAGTACACATCGATGCCGCCCAGGTTACCCATGTAGTTGGAGGTGGCTTTCCAGGTGAATTCCCCGGCGGACAGGCGCCTGGCATCAAACGCTTTGTCATTTTCCACCAGGGTCCACAATTTTTCTGCCGCATCTGTGCCGCAGATCATGAGGTCCGGGCCGAACCCCAGGGCATTGATCATCATCTGTGACCAGGTCTTGACCTGGTTTCTGGGCTTGGCCGTGTCGGTGGCCGACCACTTGTCATCGCCGGTCAGGGTGATCTGGTGGGCATCGGGCATCAGGTAATCCACCTGAAACGCGATATTGTCCTGGGAGACCGCCAGTGTCCCGGTCAGGGCCTGGGCGCACATCCATTCTTTACGGGTATCGATGAGCATCTTCAGGTTCCGCTGTTCCGTGGCGATCTTCTTTTTCCGGGCCGCCATGATGTCCGTGATCCCGCCGGCATAATAGATCTGGCCGGGGCCGCGCTGGCCCAGCAGGTCTTTGGCGGTCATAGGATGTTTGGGCCGGATCCGCGGGGTTTTCACCACGCGGGAAGACCGGGAGGTCCCCTTGACCACCACCCCGCCTTCCAGGTCGGTGATGAACGGGGCCATTTTACGGCCGCCCTTTTCAATGTCCACTTCCACGGTGTCGGTCTCGTGGGTGTTTTCTTCCTTGAACACCAGGTCCTGCAGCATCCGGGGCGGTGTCGGGATCTGCTCGATTGCCCGGGTCTGGACCCTCCAGTCAAGATCAGGTATTTCCAAACTCATGTCATGTCTCCTTGTTTATGTTGGTTTTAATGTGCATCCCCGCAACGTCCCGGTTGCAAAGAATTATTTCACGTAAATGCCGATTGCCTTGAGCTCGGCGATGGCGGCGGCTTTCTGGTTTTCCGTGATTTCGTCCGGCCAGGTCAGGTAATGATCGATGGCCACGCCGTGCTCCATGAACACGGCCGGTTCATCATCTTCGCTGGCATCCACATCCCCCAGCAGGATGCAGGCGGCTTCCTGGGACCCATTGATGGCCCGGCCCTCGGTGGTGCCGCCCAGGGTCCCGGAACCGTCCACGGTCATGTTGGTGGAATCTTCTGTCAGCACTATAGCGTTGCCGTCAGCACCGGCAACGGCTGCCGTGATCACCACGTCGTTTCCGGCCTGTTCGGCGACCACGGTGGTGAGATCCGCGGTCACGGCCGTGACAATGTTGGCGGCCGCGGCAGCAGCATCTGCGCCGATGGTCACCTCTCCGGTTCCGCCCCTGGCTGCTTTCCAGGTAAAGGTCTGGTCATCGATCACAAAGGTTTCATCCGCCACTGCGATGCCGATCATCGAAATGGTGCCCTGGGCAGCCACGGCTGCTTCATCCGGGTCCAGCTGCACCTTTTTGCCGGAAGCCGTCAGTATCCCGCACACCGTGCCGGACACATGACTGCCGCCGGACAGGGTCCCGGGCAAAAATACCGGGGGATGGTCCCCCACAAACATGCGGTCCTCAAAGGTCCGCTCGGTCATTCCAAAATTTTGTGCCATGGTGTTGCGCTCCTTTTATATGAAAGTTTTAAGTGTTCAGTTTTAAGTGTTAAGTCAGGAGGCGGACATATTCTGATGCCTGTTTTTCGATGTCGCCCTGACTGCCATGGTCTGCGGTGGAATCCCGGCCTTTCTGGGGGTTCACGCCCTGGGAGTGTCCCTGCTGGAGCGCGGCCAGGATAGCGGATCGGCTGGTGCCTTTGCCGGCGGCGTCGTCGCCGTCATTGCCTTCTCCGTCATCATGGCCGGCAGCGGCCGGGACGAAAATGCCCTTGAGGGCCTGGACCTGCTCGACACTGGCCCCGGACTTCACCACCTGGGTAAAGCTTTCGGCGGCCTCTTCTCCCATGACTGCGGATGCCAGGCCCAGGACCCGGTCCGACTCGCCTGTCACAGCGATGGATACCGCGTCCTTGATTTTCTGTTCTGTCTCCGCCCGCTCCGCCTGTTTGCCCTGATCCAGCACCTGGCCGTACAGGTCCGGGTGGTCCCGCTTCAAAGTTTCAAGATCCATGATCTTCTCCTTCTTTAAAATTGATGAAAAATAGGTTTCAAAATCCTGGTCGATCCGGTCGATCAGGCCCAGCTCAAGGGCCTGATCCGCCAGAAATACTTTTCCGTCTGCCATGCCCTGTGCTTTTTCTGTGGACACCCGGCGATTTCTGGCCACGGCATCGATAAAGATGCTGTAAAGGGTGTCCAGTTTTTCCTGAAAATAGGCCCGGGCTTTTTTGTTCAAGGGTTCGTCCTCATTGCCCAGGGCTTTGTATTCGCCTGCCGCCAGATGGGTGAAGGCCAGGCCCATGTCCTGGTTCCATTTTGACCAGTCAATGTGCAGGGTCCGGACACCGATGCTGCCCACGGCCGCGGTCTGGGGAGCGGAGATATCCCGGGCCACCGATGCCAGCCAGTAGGCAGCGGAACACATCTGCCCGTCTGCATAGGCATAGATGCGTTTCTGTTTGCCGGCATCAAACAAAAAATCCCCCAGCTCCTTGCACCCGGACACCAGCCCGCCGGGGGAATCCAAAAGCAGGCAAATGGCCCGGATCGACGGGTCCTTGACCGCGGCTGCCACCTCCCGCCGGATCCGGTGGTAACTCCACCGGTACAACGACCCGGTGATGCTGATCACGGCAATGTGGTTCCGAATGTCCAGGTCCACGTCATCTCCGGATTCAATCCCGGCAGCTGCGCCGGCCTCGCCGGATTCAGCCACCGGGTCCCGGCCCTGGTAAACCAGGTGGGCGATTCTCTCCAGAGCGCCCGGGGTGATGGCCCAGGGGGCGGACAAAATGTCAACGTCTGTATTAATTTCCGGTGGCATGGGGTAGCTCCTGTTCCGGCTCATCAGGTTCATAAAGAATGGCTGCCGCGTCCGCCGGCGGGATCACGTCCAGATCTTTTTCCAGACCCCGTTCAGAAGAGCGCTGGTGCAGGTTGGTTTCATAATCCCCGCCGCCCATCTCCGCGGTCACGCCGGCCAGGGTGGCAATGTTGTGCTGAATCGCCAGGATATTGGCCTTGATCTCTTTGAGCGGATCCACATTGCCCTTGCGCGGCGGGATCCAGTCAGCCCGGGTGTAGGCGTGCATGGCATCGTAAAAATCAGGCGATCCTTTGGGCAGCGTGATCATACCCCGCAGCCAGGCTTCCTCGATCACCATGCGCCACACCGGCTGGCAAAACCCATCCACCAGCCATTTCTGATACATGCCAAACACCCGCCAGGCTTCCAGGAGCGCGGCCCGGGCAGAGGAATAATTGGTTTTGGAAAAATCTTTGGCAATCACCTCATACGGCATGCCGATGGACGCGCCGATGGCCCGCAGGATCCGTTCCACAAAAGAGTCAAACGACCCGCCGGGGCGGTCGGATTTCAACACATGGGGCTTTTCATTGAGATTGCCGTACAGGATGGTGCCGGGGGCGGCTTCGTGATACCGGGTCTTGTCCGCTTCCGGGTCGGTGGACTGAAGGCCCTGGGCAGATCCGGTAGGATCGGTGGTTTCAACAAACACCGGGAATGAGGAAGCAATGATGGCCCCCACCAGTTCGAAATCCAGATAATCGTTGAGGTCTTTGAAAAATTTCATGGACGGGGCCAGGACGGACACGCCCCGGTTCTGCTCTTCAGATTTGGACACAAAGGTGTGAATCGCTCCGGGCCGGTGGCCAACCCGGGCCGGGGTCCGGGAGAAGTTGGCCGAAGGCAGATCCATGCTGACAAACCCGTCATCCGGGTTGGCGATCCAGTAGGCAACGGCCTCTCCATACCGGCCGAACTCCACGCCGTCCTTGATATTGTTTTTCCAGGTGAAATCGTTGGGGGTATAGACCCGGAGCGGGTCCACCGACTGCAGCGATAGGGAAAAGGTCCGGCCGGGCGCATCGATCATGAGGGGGAGCCGGAAAAACTCTCCTTTGACCAGCAGGGTCCGCAGGGCCACCAGGGTGTTCTGCCAGAATGTCAGCCGGCCGGCCGCATCGCTTTCTCCCTGCCAGATGTGCCAGGCCCATTCCGCCTGGGCCTGAAACTCCCGGCTTTCTTCATCGGTCCATCCCAGCACCTTGGCATTGGGCCGGGACTGGGGCATAAGTCCCGTGCCGACCGTGTTGACAGTAATGGAATCGATGCTGGAGGCGGCATGTGTATCATTGGCTGCCAGGTCTTCGGCCCGGTCCGCCACCACCTGGCGTTCCCGGCGTGCGGAGTATTTGGTGTTCCGGGCCACCAGCCAGTTGGACAGGGTGCCCCGGAGGCCAGCAGCGGTGCGGGATACTTCGTAAGATCCAAACGGATTGGGACCGGCCGGCGGCAGGGGCCGGTTGTCCGGACCATACAAAACAGGCGGGTTACCGGTCATCTGGCCACCCGTCCCTGCATGGCCACAATTCGGCCGGTGCGGTTCAGAATCCGGTCTTTTTCCGCATACAGCCGGTCCAGCTTTTTATCGATATAATCCGCATCCGCCCGGGTCAGGGTGCGGCCGCCCATGCTGTACTGCTGCCCGGTGCTCACCGCATCGTCGGCAGCTTCCCAGAGAGCGATCTTCTGATTGATTCTTTCTAATGTATATCGTGCCATGGTCCATGAAATACCACAGCATATTGTGGTTTGTCGTGGACGCTATGGACACTATGGACGTGGTGGACAGAAATTTTGGAAATTTTGAACTATTTTATAAAAATATCATGGAAAATTTCAAATACAGGATGCCACGCTGAGATTGCAGAACCATTTTTAAAGACATTTCCGATAGAGTAAGTCAACATTATCGGTAAGCGGGAAGATACATGCACGAGTTTTTCATTTACAAAAAATTAATAACCAATTAATATTTATTAATTTTTTCAGGGTTAGCATCAATTTTATAAAGGTACGAGCGTGTACATTTAGTTTTGGTGTTTTGGAAAAGAGCGACATTGTGTCCTTTCCCAATTGAACTTTTGTATGCAATTCCATCATACCCTTCATTTTTTATAAATTCGCATAAATACTGAGAAGGAATGTATTGTAGATCTGTATTTTCTTTATCAATAGGAATAGACAATTGATCTCCGAGCATTCTAAAGAACGCTAAATTTTGAATAATATTTGCAAGATCATAACCATGTACCAATGGATCCTCTATCCTAGGACTAGTTAAATCAAATATTGAAAGTTCATCAATTGCTTTAAAAACTCCAATTGTTATGAAGCTATTGATATTTGGGTGAATCTCATAGATTGCGGTATATAAATCAGAGGCCAAGTATAAATATGGAATCCCTTTCGGGTTAGCCCTTCCGTTCTTACTGCAATTGATAGGAGGTGCTCCCATTTTTTTAGGTTCAATTTTTTTAGGTTCTCTACAAACTCTTGCTCTATAAAATTTTTGGCCTTTAGGATAGCATGTGTTTAAGATATTAGAACTGCAAAGCATTTTTAAATTTGGACAAGTAGAAGGGAAAAAACGGTTTTTATATATCAACTCATCACAAAATTCTTCCCATTCTTTTGTTAATTTCGTATTAAACTCCTCTGAAATTCCCCAATATTCATCTTTGTTTTCAACCCAGGAGTCAGTATCAATTCCACCACCATATTTTATATGTGGTCGTCCAAAAATTGAACTTAGCAAATCTTCAGCTGCATCAAAAGTGTCAATTGTAAATGGTTCCCATTCTTGAAGTAGTCTTTCGACGATAGTATATCCTTCATATCCTTCAAGTATAGATGTCGGTAAAAAATCATTAACATCGTCATATAAATCAATCAGACAATGGAACATATCTGCCAATTCGCTTGGTTCAATACAATAAGGGCTCTTTTTTTGACAAAAATCACAATAGTTTTCGCCTAAACCAGATTCTATTATATATTTTTTTACTGAATTGTAAGTAAAACAATCAATACAACAAAGTCGTTCCATGGGGCTTGTTCTTATTTGTTTGAATTATCTGAGTATAATTTATTGACTACAGTTTTTGAATAAATCGTACTTTCCCTAGCAGATTCGAGATGCTTTATTTCTTTGATAATGATATCTGAAAAATTAACAGCCAAGTGAGCCACATAACTTGGTTTTTGATTATTTTTAAAGCGTTGTTTGTAGTCAGCATCGACCCTGTGAACTTTCACCCGCCCTAAATTCAGCGCTATTGTTCCATAACTTTGATTGTCATCTTTAAAATGTATAAACGTACTTATCAGATTGTCATGACTTCCTGATCCGGAACTTCTGATACCACCCAAATTATTTTCTGCGTAATCCCTGGCTGTATTGTACGCAGCATAATACGCTCTGCTGATCGCTGTTCGAAAGGCAGCTTCACGATCTATTTGTGTTATATTGCCGCAATTATTCCGCAAATAATCTGCGACTGTTAAAAAATGCTCCCAATTGAATGCCATGATTATTCAAAATCTAAAGTAATGGAAAAAAGATTGTCCGATGATAGGAATTTTTCCAAAAACCAGTTTCTATCTAACGCTTCCAATTTTTCCATGGCCTCCTCAACGGGGAGTTTGGAAAAAATTCTGAGCAATAGACTTTTCTGGCTGCTTTCCGGATCTGTAAAAATTTCCAGAGTGAGGTTGATATCTTCAGGAAAATATTCTTTGATTTTATAAAAGGATTCATTAACCGTCGGTATTATTTCCGGATGTTCTGTTAAGAAAAGCTCAACTGCACCGGTATCAATCAAATCAAAGTTGTCGATTATTTTATCCAAAGCAGACGTATTGTTATGCAAAGAATAATCAAGTTGCTGGATTTTTATTGACCGCTTGCTGGTCTTAGGAAATGTAGCATCATTGGCAAGCATATCATTACAATAGTCTTTAACATAACTAACAACAAACGCCCCACCCAAATCACGAGTATGATAGCGCCCCATATCTGTAGATCTGCTGCTTGCCAAATTGTAGCTAAGTGCATTCATAAGGTATTATTCACCTTCCTTGTTTTTATCAGGAAAATCTTTTTCAAGTGCATTGGCCTTGTCAATAAAAAATTCACCCAGGGATCTTGCTGTTTCAGCATTCAGGGAAATGCCAAATAAAACATCCCTTATGACGGAATTTTTTTTCTCTTCTTTGATGGGGCGGGGGTTTAACTGACCGTTTTCCTGAATTTCATGGGTGGTTTTATTTGGAATGGCTGTTCTTTCACTGAAAAGATTCATGATCAAATCCCCGTAAGCATTCGCCCCAGCAACAGCCCCATGGATTCGATACACTTTATAATCACAGGATTTTATATATTCAAACGTGACCGTTTGTTTCTGCTTGTCTGCCATTCAAAGATCTCCTTTCGAGATTAATGAAAGATCTTCAGGTTTCTATAGTTCAAATATATGTGTCGGTCAATACAAATGTCAATTTTTTTATGAACACATTACCTGGGCTGGAAGTCAATACTTTGGTATTGATCAATTGATGTCAGAAATATTTTTCAAAACAAATGACTGTTTTTCTTCATTTGTAACTTTATCAGTATTGATAGCGATTTCTATAGTTGCCTTACATTGTTTTGCAAAATAATTTTCCAAAAGGTTTTTGGTTTGGTTCGATACTCTTCCAGAATAAATTCTGTTATCGGTTGAGATAAAATCGAACTTGCTCCGCAACAAGCTTGCGCCAGCAAGGAAGCCCTCTACTTCGACATCCTCAGAAGTTTCTTTTTGTATACCTTCAATATTGGAAGCAGCAATTGCCAATCGGTCAAGCGACGCTTCCCAACACTTCGCACTACCGTTAGGTTGCACCCAAGAAAGCTTCGGGGCTGCTTTCTGAAGAACTAAGGACTTAAAAAATCTACGGAAATGAGCTATGGACCTTCCTGATAGACTTCCAGAACGATTCAAAATGCCTTGTTTGCTATCAAAAGAATTTAATAAAGAAAAAAAGGTTTTTAGGGTTGTCAAAGCTATGCTGTCACCAAACATATCGGAATTCGTATCTATCTGAATTTCAACTCCGAACGAGGAAGAATAAGTTCTGACTAATCTCAATCTTGACAAATACTCCAATTCTTCGCCTATTCGTCCTCTTTCAGTAGGCCCCTTAGTAATAGTTTGCGCAATACTACTTATTAATCTTTGAAAAATATTTAGTATTTGACTGATTGATAATAAGTCAGCTGTATGGTTTGAATATTTTTCTCCCTTTAATGATAATTCAATTGATTCGGCTACACGGTGGCGCATAATTTCAGCCATGTTCGTGTGAAGCTGAGAATGTTTTGCCTTAAGGCTGCGAATTGATAATTCAAGTGCAATATCTTCGGGGTTTTCCTTAAGAACATTTGCCCCTTCTTTTATCAAATCCTCTATTCTTTCTATAGATTCACTCAATCTATTAATTTGTGAATTAGCTTCAATTTCTGATATACCATGCCAGAGAGTTGTCAT